GTTTGTTTTTAAGATGCCACCTCCATGGGACATGACAGAAGTTTCGATATTGTCCAATGAGGCCACTGCTTTTTTGAACGCTACTGACCATTTTGAGGTTTTGGCTTTTGCCTCTAAGGAAACCCTTCCTGAATTATTGCGTCTTAAGAATGAGGGCGCTATTTTGCGTAAAAAGTTGATGATCACACGTACTGCTGTGAGTAATCCCATTATAACTCGAATTAATTCTATTTCTAAGTTATATCATCGTTCGTTAGCTGCCTCTGAAGCTAAGAGAGCTGAGCCGTTTTGCATTTACATAAGCGGTCCAGCTGGTACTGGTAAAACTCAGATTATTCCCATGATTGCTGAATGTTTTAATAAGAAGTATGATTGGGATACTACTTTATACACGCGAGTTATAGGGAGAGAATATTGGGAAGGCTTTGCTGACCAAAAAATGTTATGCCTTGATGAAGTTTTCCAGTCTGAGAGTACTACCATTTGCAATGTCCAGGCTTTAGAATTGTTATCACTTATCAATTCCGCTCCTTATGAGTGTAATATGGCTTTTGACACTAAAGGTATGGTTTTCTTTAAAGGAAAATTGGTTATTTGTTCATCAAATTTAGAAATTGGTTCTGTCGTTTCAAACCAGTTTTTAATGCGTTCAGTTCCAGCGCTTATGAGAAGGTTGCATGTTCGTGTGGTTTTATCAAATACTAAATATAATGGACCTGATTCTTTGAGAGGTAAGATTTACATTGAATCTGCGGTTTACCAATTTAGTGGATTGAACCAGCTCTTGCTTATGTGTTTTAAGCAACATCAAGTTACTGAGAAATTTAGGAAAAATTTTTCCATGACTTCAGATCAGATTGATGCTGTTTTAGAAAGTGTAGAACAGTTAACGTCGCCCCCACCGAGCAATCCTTTTATATCTGCCGTGTTTCAATGTCTTACGCATTCACATATTGTGCCTAATCGTGAGGCTGAACATGCGTTTGATACGTACATTTTCACAGGAAAACATTCTGGTAAGTTTGATTTTAAACCTTATTTCGATTATTGGATGTCTACCGGATTTGATGCTTTTATGGATTCAAAGAATCCGTTCCTCTTTTTGTTGAATCGGATAGAAGCTGAGGAAAAACGTGAGTTGTTTATATCTCACTATGCCGCTATTGGTATGTCTCGTCCTCTCTTTGATGATCTTGAAGAGGCTAAACCAGATGAAACCGCTTTTCAGAAAGTTATACGTACTGTTTTTTCATATAAGTGGCATATGTTAGCTGCTTTTCTTGTTACTGCTACAGGTGTTGTTGCTGTACATCTTGGCCTTAAGAAGAAGCCAGTTGTAGTTGATAGTGGTCATGAAGTAAAAGCTGGATTTGGCCCTGTGACCAGCTACGAGCGGAAGAAGAATAGTGAGGACTATATCATAGATGATGGTGGTTATAGGCAGAAGGCTGTTTGGGCTCATGACAGGTGGCAAAAATATGAAGACAAATTTGGTGATGAGAACCCTCGTAATAGCCGGTTTCAGAGTCGTGGCAAGAAGACGAAGCATGAGAATTCAGAGACACGTCGCATTATCGAGTGTAGTGGCGCTCTTATGCGTTCAATGTTTACTGTTAAGGGAGTCAAGATGGAGAATTTAAACCAAATAGTTGTTGAAGGCAGCTGGTGTGTTGGTCTTCGTGACAACCTTGCCGTGATGAACTATCACACCTATTTTCAACTTATTGTTCTGTCGAAAATAGACCAGTTAAATTTTAAGTCTGTTGGCATGGAAGTTAATGTCCCAAGTTCAGAGATACTTTGGCATTTTCTCCCTGACAACGACCTCGCTTTCTTTGCATTGCCGAGTTGGGTGAGACGCTTTCCAAATATTGTGAAGAAGTTTATCACTGAGGATGATTTGTCGTTGCCTCTGGATGATAATTGTGTCATTGCTCTTTATTCTGATATTCATTATGGAGTGGTCAGTAATAATACTGTTGATCGTGCTGAAATAAAAGGTACTATGAGTTTCAATATGGTTGATAGCCCAGATATTAAAAACCTCGCTAGATTGATATATGGGAGAGCAAGTTGTACTACACCTGGTTCATGTGGTAGTCCTTATTTATCTACTCATCCTCGGTCAATTAGACCAATTTATGGTATCCATTCTCTTCGTACTGGTTTACAGGATGTCTATGGTGTGATTATTACACAGCAAGATATAGAGGATGCCGCTAGATTGCTCATTAAAAATGAATTTCCTGTGATGGCTGAATTTCAAGTTGGTTGTTCTACTAGGAATTTTGTATTACCTGGGAATGCGATTATTCTAGGTTCTGCCCCAGAATTTCCACTCCCTAAGAAGAGTGCTGCTGTCGAGTCCCCACTTTTCGAGAAGTTAGTTGATTCGGAGGGTCTTGTTGTTAAAAACAATAAGGTTAATTCTTTTTTAGTTCCTTATAATGAGATTCAACCTGACGGTTCAAAAATAAGAGCTAAACCAATGCAGAATGCGTTCAATAAAGTAATTCCAAGAATCAGAAAAATGGACAATCACTTTGATCAAAAGTTAGCTGATTTAGCCATTGAAAAGATGCTTGGATTAGCTGGTGCCAGTCCATACTGTACTTGGTCCATATGGGATGCAATCAATGGTAGAGATGGAATTGGAGGCTTGGATATGCAGACCTCCATGGGTTATGTTCCAAATGTTTGTCGAATGGGTACAAAATCCAGTTTCTTTGAAGATGTTCTTGTTGGACCATATGGAATACCTGGTAAAATGTTTACTAAGGAGGTTCTTGCAGCATATATCGATTATGTTGCTAATAAGCAGACTCCAATTGCTGTGCAGACAATCAAAGATGAGCTATTAGATGCCAAGAAAGCTCATTGTCCGAGGATCTTCAATGTTAACAGTGTGTTTTTCACTGTGTATCAGCGACAGAAATTGGGTTCTGTTATACATCTGTTGCGCTCAAAGCGTAGCAAGTTGTGTTCTAAAGTGGGTGTAGATCCACACAGTGCCCAGTGGGAGGAGTTGCTCAATTATATTTCCCCTTGGCATGAGACATTGGGACAAGAAGGTGATTTTTCATCATTTGATTGGTTAGTTATTTGTGGACTAACCAGTTATATGATGTTTAAATTCGTTATACGCTTGCTTCAAAATATGCAAGCCAGTCCTCAGGATATATTAGACGTTGAGATGATTCTTCATCATTTAGTCAATCCAGTTGTTATTATAGATTGCGTCCATGTGATGTATTCGTCATATTGGATGTCTGGGAATTTCTGTACTGCTGATTTTGGTAGTCTTATGACTGGTTTGATCTTCATGTATTACTTCGCATATGTCGGCGTGGAGCATTACCGAATTGCAACATTTGGTGATGACAATATTGTGAGTGTGCCTGCTCCATTGCATGCTTTTGTGGATGGAAAGCAATTGAGAACTTTCTTTGCTTCTCATCTAGGTATGATTTGGACGTCTTTGTCTAAGGATGGCAGTGATAGAGCAGCTATGAATCCAAATCTTTTTACTTTCTTACAAAGATCTTTTGTGAGGAGAGGTCCTTATGTGTTTGCACCTAGAAAACTTCGTGATGTGGATGTTACTATTTATCACATAAGGAAAAACATGTTGTGTACTGATTGGGATTTGGTCAAGTCCACGGCTATTTGTTGCTTATATGACTGGTTCCATCATGGTCAAACTGTTTTTGAAAACAGGAGGAATCAGCTTGAGAAACTATTTGCTCTTAATGACAGGAACGATATGTTCCCGTATCATTTGACCTATGAAGTCATGCTCCGTGACTTCATTTTGAAGAGGTAGTGTCCCGCCTACCCGTAAAAGGCAATTCCAGGAGTGTTTTCGTTGCATGCACTCCTGAGGTCCGTTTTGGAATCCGGACTTAAAAATTAGGTTCCCGTCTGTATGATATCGGACGTTAAACAGTTCTTGTGAGAAGGCTTCCCTTGCCTCGTTGACATCGAAAAAGGGTGTTCTTCTTATTGTGATCGACTTGCATCTTGCGTCTGCAGTGGGGATTCTTCGCAGTCGTATTGGCGGATCGCTCTTATTGGAGATGACGCTGAAAAGTGTTGTCTTTTTCCCTATCGTTGCTCACATTATGATTCTAAATGTGAGATTTCTATTAGAAATTATTGGATCACTGAAGCTAATCAAACGACTACTTTACCCACAACCAGGGAGGATGCGATTGTGAGTGAAAAAGCCCTGACCACCACTCTTGACACAGTTGCATTCGTTAGTCCTGCTGTTGTAGGAGGTAGACCTTTAGAACCCCCGGTGTTACCTAGTTCACCTTTAACGGAGGTTTTATCTAAACAATATACTGTCCTTCAGTATACATGGACCAGTCTCGGTGTTTTTGGTGCTGCCCCAATTACACTTAGTTTTCCAAAAGTTCTTTGGCAGCTTGTTTCAGTACAGTCGAAATTAAATAACTATAGACATTTTAAGGCCAATGTTGAGGTTGAAATAAGATTAAATGCAAATAAAATGCAATCTGGACAAATGTTGTTTTGTTGGGCACCTGATAATCAATATGGTGGTGGACAACCTACAAATGTGTATCAAGCTAGTCAGCTGCCGCATGTTATTGTTGATGCTGGCTCTTCTGAACCTATACGATTTGTCATTCCATGGAGGAACAATTATGAGACTTTAAAGATTGCTAACCATGGTGATTACTATTCAGCTATAGGAACACTTGTTGGTTTTATATTGACGCCTTTGTTGATATCTTCTACTGCTACTGTTCCAAATGTGTACGTGAATATATATGCACGGTTTGTCGATGCAATCGTCGATGGACCTACTTGTGCTGCTACTATTTACCCTCTTGCTACTTTTCAGTCGGGAACTGGAAATCGTTCTATGGCACGAGAGCAAGTTAAGAAATCGGAAAAGGGTGTTATTAGTGGTACGTTAGAGGCTATTGCTAGTGGTAGTTCATTGTTGGCAAAAGTCCCTATGATAGGTGGTTTTGCCTCTGTAGCAAGTTCTGTTGCGGAGATTGCCGGTGGTATTGCAAAGAAATTTGGGTTTGATAAACCAATTTCTGCTGCCGCAGTTCAGCCTACGGTCTATAGTCCACAGCGTGATTTTCCATTAGGTAAGGGCACTGACGTATGTACTACGCTGGCGTTAGATATAACCAAGAATATTTCAACTGATGTTGATGTTCTGTCAGGTGACCCAGATGAGAGGGATATATATGCCATATCTAGAATACCCTCTTTAATTATGGCTAATGATTTCTTTGATTCGACTTTTGCTCCATTGTCCAATATGAAAGATGTTAGGGTTTGTCCTTATCATCGTGCTGATGATTGTTTGGGGGCGATGTCATATCTTATGTATGTTTCTCAAATATTTAAGTACTGGAGAGGTGATATAAAGTACACGATTCGTTTTGTTACCTCTCCTTATACAACTGCTCGTGTGGCGATAGTTTGGTTGCCTGAAGAGGATGCTGGCTTCTCAGTTACAACTTTTGAGGAATTAGGCAATGTTCCTTCCTTGATTGTTGATATAAATGGGACAACAGTTATCAATTTTTCAATTCCTTATAGTCGAGTTCAAATGTGGTGTGAAACTTATGGTCGTGTTGCTACTAATGCCACCACGCATAATGGGAAAGTTACAATCGTCATTATAAATCCACCAGTTGTATCTGATAGTGCTGGGTCTACCAAAGTTTATTATCAAATTTGGCATGCAGCTGGTGAGAACATGCAGTTTAATGAAGTCGTTGGTGTGCCTCGTGCTCCGTTGCCTGATCCGCCTGCAGAATTTCAAGCTGATATGCGTGCTGTTTATAAAAATACATTTGAGCCGATAGTGCGTTCTACTAGTTTTGCTGACCCAAGTATTGTTTGTTCTGAGAAATATGGACCTTTGAATGATTTATTACATAGGATGTGTTTGACTAGCTTTGCTGGAACAGGAGGTGCTAGTGATAATTTTGTTTTCAATTTTGCAACATCAAGTGCTATAAATGCTCGAATACTATTATACTATTTTGGGAGGATCTTTAGGTATGCTAGGGGTTCCATTAAATGGGGGTTTGTTTATGATGGTACAGCTTACTCCTACACAGTAGGACGTGTTGCTTCCAGTACATATAGCGCCCCTGGTTGTGGTATGCACCCAGTTACTTCGAAAAGCCCAATACATATGGTGGATATACCATATAGTTATGACCTACGTGCGATTGACTTGCGCACTCCATCGTCACCTATGGGTTCCTGTTATACAGCTTCATTGGCTGCAGGTACCACGGTTTATGTAGCGGCTGGTGACGATTTTACGTTCCATGTGCTTATGCCTCCACCAATAGATTGGACA